AGATGCCACAGAAGAAGCAGATGAGCCAGCCTTACGGTAAACCCCAGCCTAGGCCACAGGCACCTCCGAACCCCTACCTCCGGAGTAACCAAGCAGCGCCGGTCGACTCGGGGCCACTCGCGAGCGAGACGCAGCAACTCCAGGCGCCGGGACCAAAGGGGCCGGACCAAGGTCCGTCTCCAATTGACCCGAGGATAGTTCAGCGAAGCGTTGAGTCTGCGACCCTCCAAGGTGGCGTTCCAAGTGGCGACGCCGGATCCGGGACGGGCGGAGGTTTCTTGGCTCCAGAGCGGACACCTCCACAGTTCGCGGCAGACCCGAGTTCCCTCCCTCGAAACCCAGGTCGGAACGACTTCAACCGTGAACTCACGGAGCCTGAGTACCAAGGCGTGATCGATCGGGCGAATGCCTACACGCCGAGTCAGGGGTCTCAGTACTCGGGCCCGACGCTTGGCCAGGCGATGCAGCAGTACGGTGGCGGAACCCCTGAATTTGAGATGGATAACGGGCAGGGCAAGCAAGTGAACCCGCTCGACTACCTGCGCCGGAACCCGTACAGCGACCAGGGCAAGTTTGCTCGGCTCCCCGGTGCCGAGATGAGCAAGTGGCAGGGCGGGACGTACAAGAAAGGATGAGCACCTTGGACTTCAAGGAAGGCTTGGCCCTCGCCCTCGAACTCGAAGGCGGGAAATCTGACGTACCTGGAGACAGGGGTGGCAGAACTGCGTACGGAATCACGCAGGTTACCTACAACACCTGGAAGAAGGAACTCGGACATGATGTCTGGAACATCACCCCGCAAGAGGTCGAGGACATCTACCACAAGCGGTACTGGATGGGGGCGGGCTGTGACAGGCTACCTGGCCGGCTCGCGGTCTCGCACTTCATCGCAGCCATCCATTGCGGCGTTTCTCCTGCGAACGAGTTCCTTGAGGACTCTTCCTGGGCAGAATCGGCGGAAGAGTGCCGAGTGTTTGCTTACCTTAGTCTGTACCGCGCTTTCCTTCAGCGTCTATCCGAGCGACCCAACCAGCAGAAGTTCCTGAAGGGCTGGATGAACCGGATAAACAAGACCTACCGGACGGTGACGCAGTGATCGCCCTGATCCTGTTTGCGCAGGCCGGGATCTGCGGACTGCTTTATCTTGTGTTCGATACGCTGAAGAAGATCCTCCTGATGCAGGACGAAGCAAGGCGTCAACACCTGGCTGACTCCATGGCGACCACGAGAATCGAACACGCAGCGGAGGCCCTCGTCAGGGTTTGCCAGACCGAGTCCGACGCAACCAGGGCCCACGTCGGGGACCATGCAGAGAAGACCAACTCCCGGGTTGATGCCCTCGTCGAGGCTATGCGAACGGTCGTCCACGAGACACCGGATTTCGCGATCACGGGCGAAGACGGCGAGGTCCCGGTTCGTAGAATGCGCGGGCTTCGGTCTGCGCTGGCACGAATGGAAGAAATGAGCCGTCAAGCGGCTGGTGAGTGATGCAAACGCAACAGATGACCTCCGTCTTTACCCCCGAGGAGCAGGCAATCCCAGCCGGGATGATCGCTCCGCATCTTCAGGAAGCACTCAAGGACCTGACCTCACGGTTCGAGTCCTCTACGGACATCGCTCGACGGGAGTACGTCCGGCGCGTCCTGAAGAACCACGAACTCTTCCGGGGGAACATGTGGCGGTGGTTCGATTACCAAACTGGCAGTTGGCGGGCCTACAACTCGGTGACCGGGGGGATGACGAATGCCCAGGGCGGAACGGATGCCCAGTCCCTCTACGTCATCAACTTCTTCCAGGGGTACGCACTCTCGTTGATCTCGCTTTTGAGTGGGAACAAGATGACGGTGAAGTGGTGGCCACAGAACGCAAGGTCACCCGAAGACATCGAGGCGGCGAAGAAGCACGATGCCGTCACTCGTTGGTTCAAATCCCAAGAGAAAACCCACACCAAGCTGGTCAAGATGATCTACCTGCTCTGGACGGATGGGACCTTTGGGTCGTATGTGAGGAGCGTGGCGGACGGAGACCGGTTCGGATGGGTGGAGGAACCAGTCTATGAAGAAGTAGAGCGACAGGTTGGTGAAGCCCAGTACCAGTGCGAGGTCTGCCAGACGATCAACGAGCACGGGATCGGATGCGCAAACTGCGGGGCTCCACTTCCCGTGGAGCCCAACATCCCGGCTCCGGTGATCCGGGAGCAGGTCCCAGTTGGCCTCGATCGGAAGCCGAAAAGCCGAACAACGAGAGATGTGGCCGGTGGACTCGAACTCAAGCTCCCCCCGACCGCAGAAGACATCGCGGAATTCCCCTATCTCATCCGCTCCAGAGAGGTCCCCAAGGCAAACGTCCGGGCGACCTGGCCGGAGATGGCGAAACAGATCCAGGGCGGCCAAGTGGGTTCCCCCCGGTTCGACGGGGCGACATCGACCGTCGAAAAGAGGGCCAGGCTACAGGTGGCTCACGGCCTGACGGCAGACAACCGGCCGGTTCCGATCCGGACGGCGGACTACGTCACGCTGACCGAGGCCTGGTTCTCGCGGAAGGCTTTCTACGAACTGGACGACGACGGGCTCCGGGAGGAACTCCTCCGAATGTTCCCAAAGGGCTGCTACGTGGCCTTCGCGGACGACACGTTCCTGGAAGCCAGGGATGAGAACATGATGGATCACTGGCGGATCTGCCACGCACTCCCCGGGAATGGACAGATCAGAGAGCCCATCGGTGGCTCACTCGTCCAGATCCAGGAGATGGCGAACGACATCGCCAACATTATCCGGGACGTCATCGAGTACACCCTGCCAGTGACCTTCATCGACTCCCAGGTGATGGACCTGCGGAAGTGGGCCAGGTCGAACGTCCTCGCGGGGGCGGCCTATCCAGCCCGTGCCCTCCCTGGCCAACCCCTCGGGTCTGGGTTCCACCAGACTGAGCCCGGCCGGCTTCCGGAGTATGCGACCGGGTTCTTCAATGACCTGCATACCAACATAGCCCAGTTTGTTACGGGCCTGTCACCGGCAGCATATGGTGGGGGTGACCCTGGCAATAGTACCGCCCAAGGGAGAGAAATTTCCCGCAACGCTGCCCTCGGTCGTATATCAATGTTCCTACGCGCATTGACTGAGCATGAGGCAGCGGTAGGTGAACTCGTGGTGAAGGACTTCAAGAAGAATGCGGAAGAAGCTATCACCGTGGTCAGCAAGGATCAGTTCGGCGACTTCAAGACGGATCGGCTGGAGCCTCAGGACCTACAGATCGGCGAGGCCCACACGTATCCGGAACTGGACGAGGACTACCCAACTACCTGGCCTCAGCGACAGGCCCTGCTCCTCCAGATGATGGGGAACCCGCTGTTCGCCAGCGTCTTCTCGATGCTCAGCAACGCCGACAGCATCCGACAGACGATGGGACACGATCTCCAGCTTCCGGGTGAGGCCCAGTACCGCCGGGCCTTCAAGGTGATCAAGGATCTTCTCGGCCAAGCCCCGATCGAGCGACCGCCCCAGCCAATGATGGATCAGATGGGCCAGCCAATGATCGACCCAATGACGGGGCAGCCGGCGATGCAGCCGATGCCTCCGCTCCCGAGTGTCCAGCCGGACCTTCTCGACGACGCGATCGTGAACCTGACGGCAGGGATCGACTTTGCGTTCAGTGAGGACGGTAACCAGGCCAGGGCTGCGAATCAGATGGGCTGGGCGAACTTCATGTGCTGGGTTCAGGCAAACCACGACAAGATGGCGATGGGGCAGCCGAATGCCTTGACTCCTCCTCCGCCACCAATGCCCCCGCAGGGTCCACCACCTCAATGATGGACTATGCAATAATTTACACACCAGGAGGTTGACCTGTGGCAGAAATAATGACACCAACGACCCCCCCGGAAACGGCGACGGCGCCGTCCCCGGCGGAGTCTCCTTCCTCGTATCGCGGGAAGGGAATGGACGAGGTGTTCAAACAGGCAGATGCGGCTCCTGACAAGCCCGCAGAGGTAGCCGAGAAGGCCGCCGAGCCAGAGGTCGAGACTCCCCCGACCGAGGAACAGAAGCCCGAGCCCGAAGTTGTCGACCCCGACATCTGGAAGATGAAGCCGGGGCAAGTCCGGGCAGCACTCAAGGAGATTCCGCCGAAGCTCAGGAACGCTCTCGTCGATGCGTTCATGAAGGTCCGGCCCTACGAGGATTCGGGGATGCGGGTCTCCGAGATCCAGCACTACAAAGAAATCGCTCCCACTCCGGAGATCCTCGAAGACATCGCGCAGGAGGCCTACAAACACAGGGTCCTGAACGACGCGATTGCCTCGGGAACGGAGGAGGGGGTCCACCATGTAATGAGGTCGCTATTCGAGGCCAGCCCGAACGGAGCGAAGAACTTCGTCATCCGGATTGCGTCGAATATCGACAAGATCGATCCACCCACCTACCTTGGCCTTCAGGAGAGGGGAATCCGTAACCTGATCGCGAACATGCGACGGGCGGCGAAAGAGAACCCCATCTTTGCTGAGTCGGCCAGGGACGTTGCTGTATTCACAGGTCTGGAACGTGACGGCGAGACGGAGACCGAGGAGATAAAGCTCCCGGCGGAAGTCGAGCAGGAGCGCGAGGAACTGCGCCAACTGAAGCGGCAGGAGGCACTACGGCAGCAGGAGGAGATGAATCGGAGGTCCCAGTCGATTCACAACGCCGTCAACGTTTTCCACGAAACGGTGATGAGCGGTGCGTACGAGGCCGGGGCCCCGATGATTCAGTCGTGGATCGAGGAGTACGCGAAGGACTATCCGGATGAGGTGAAGGCCGATCTGTTCGACGCCATCGGTGACGGGGTGGTGCAGGCGATCGACAAGAACCCTGCGGTCCAGAAGCGTTATCGCGATGTTCTCCTCGGGGGGAACGGGAGCCCAGAGCACCGTTCTCGCGTAGTTCAGTACCTGCTTTCACAGGCGAAGGCTCTCCTTCCTCACGTCGCGACCCCAGTGTTGCAGCGCGAGGCAGCAAAGATCCGTGGTGTCCTGGCGAAGCGGCAGGAAAGAGCAAGAACAGCGACAACCCGCAGAGATGTCGGGGCCTCCGGAGTGCCGGCAGTGCCATCTCGTCCTTCCCTGAAGCCCAGTGACTTCAAGGGTAAGGGTGCCGACGCAGTCTTCGCGGCATTTGACGCAGTCTTCAAATAGGAGCAAGCCATGTCAGTTGGACCGCTTTCCAACACGAGCGCCCAGGCGCTATTCAAGGAAAAATACAGAGACCTCGTCCCCTCCCTCTACGAGGCGGAAATCAACTTCTGCTCGATGATCGAGAAGCGGGATGTCGAGAAGATCGGCCCTCGTGGCCTCATCATCGCCAAGAAGCTGAAGCCGGGCGGCCAGGTTCGAACCTGGAATCCTGACGGCGGCGACATGGGACGTGGAACGGGCCCGGCCTTCGAGAAGGCCTCGGTCACCACGATCCCCCTCCTCGTCGCGCTGGAGTCCACCCGCGCAATCCAGTGGAA